AGAATATATAACGGCGGAACTTATGATGTCTTTCATTGGGGCCACGTTGAAATGCTACGCAGACTAAAACAGTTTGCGGGCGAAGACGGAACGCTTATTGTTGCCATAAATACAGACGAATTTGTTAAAGAGTTCAAAGGCAAATCGCCCATAATGACCACCGAGGAAAGAGCAGCGGTAGTTCGGGCTTGTAGATATGTGGACGAAGTTATTATTAACTATGGCGGGCAAGATTCAAAGCCAGCCATAATTCAAGCAAAAGCGGACTTTGTGATTACTGGAACGGATTGGTCGGATAAGGATTACAACTCCCAAATGGGCTTTACTAGAGATTGGCTAGAAGCTAATAAAGTTGGGTTCGGGTTCTTGCCCTACACCGCAGGGATTAGCTCGACCGCTATAAAAGCCCGGCTGGTAAGATAGAAGCGAACAAAGGAAAATCTTATGGCAATCGTAAACGGATATTGCTCACTTGCGGAGATCAAGGCTTCCGCTCGGATTACCGACAACGTGGACGACACACTTCTAGAGCTTGCGGTCGAATCAGCTTCCCGAATGGTGGATAGCTACACTCAGCGTTATTTCTACAACGCTGGAACCGCAACCCGGTTATTCGCTCCGCAGGATTCTTACGTCGCCGAAATTGACGATCTAGTTTCTTTGACTACTCTTCAGACTTCCGACGGCGACGACTTCGGAACAACTTGGGCCGCTAAGGATTATCAGCTAGAGCCACTAAACGGAAACGTGGACGGTCTTACAGGACACCCCTCTACACGTATCAGGGCGGTAGACGACTTTATATTTAACGTCCTAGAAGGAGAGGCAACCGTTCGAGTTGTTGGCGTCTGGGGCTGGTCTGCGGTTCCGGTGGCAGTAAAACAAGCAACGGTAATTCAGGCGGCAAGAATTTTTAAACGTAACGACTCCCCTTTGGGTATCGCCGGTTTTGGCGAAATGGGGGCCGTCCGCGTAGGAGTTCAACTAGACCCAGACGTAAAGCACTTGATAGACGTTTACAGAAAAGTTAGATTCGCCTAATGGCTTCGATTACCGACCTTCGGGCTGGACTAGCCACCCAACTAGCAACAATCACCGGGCTACGAACAACCACGGAAACCCCAGACACAATCAGCCCGCCTATCGCTATTGTAAACGTGGCAAATGTAAATTATGACAAGTCTTTCGCCCGGGGACTAGACGAATACAACTTCGTCGTTACTGTAATTGTCGGACGTGTTGGGGAGCGTTCGGCGCAAAAGCTTCTAGATTCTTACGTTAGCACTACGGGAAATCCTTCCGTGAAGCTGGCGATAGAATTAGATAGGACGCTCGGCGGCAAATGCGACACGCTCCGAGTAACCGATATGAGAAACTATGGCTCTCTTGTAATTGGAGAGGTTACCTACTTAGCAGCCGAATTCAACGTCATAGTTTACGCAAAATAAAACCGCTAGTAAAATAGGAGAACAAAAGAAATGGCAAAATTCATAGTAACCGCAACCGCAGTAAAGATTGGAAGCACTAACGTTTCTGATTCTGTTGCTTCAGCGACGCTAGAACTTACTTCCGCAGATGTGGACGTAACAGACTTTTCAAGCAACGGTTGGACAGAAGTTATAGGTGGGCTAAAATCCGGAACCCTTAGCTTGGATATCCACGCAGATAACGGAGTTGGAGCAATCACAACAATTCTGAACCCGCTTCTTGGAACAATCGCAACCGTAACAATCGCTCCAAATGGAACCGTAGGTTCTTCAACTAACCCGATCTACACCGTTCCAGTTCTTGTAAATTCCTTCTCTCCGGTCGCCGGGGCCGTGGGCGATCTTTCTACTTTTTCGGTGTCGTTCCCGACGAGTGGCTCGGTCAGCTTCGCAACCGCCGGAACCGTCTAAGGGTAAAAAATGAAACTTACCCTACGAATTGAGTTCTCAGACGGAACGCACAAAGACGTCCTAGTATCTGCCGCCGATATGGTGGCGTTCGAAGACAAGTTCAACGTTTCAATCGCAAGACTGGACGACCCAAGAATCGGCTGGTTGCTATTCCTTGCTTGGCATTCAGAAAAGCGTAGGAAAGAAACAACCGCAGAATACGAAACTTGGTTAGATTCGGTCGAGTCAATTGGAGCAACTGAAGACCCAAAAGCTCCAAAATAGTAGGACTAGGCGATAGGTCTGCTCATTGGTTCATAGCTTCACTAGCGGTCGAGTCAGGAATTCCTCCGAATGTTTTATTGGAGCAATCCGACCGAATGCTTTGGACAATGAACAGGTGGCTAATCGCTAAGAACCTTCCGCGATAGGTGAAGCCCCGGCAAACGCTGGGGCTTCTCTATTTACATTTCGGTAGAATAGATAAGAGGTGAGTAATGGTAGCTATGAAATTAGACGTTGAAGGCGTTCAAGATACCATAGCCCTTCTTAGAAAAGTCGAGCCTGAAGGCTTGAAAGAACTGCGACAAGAGATCAAAAATGACGCGGGCGTTACCGCGGCCATTTCTTCTATTCGTTCACAAATTCCTCCGGTAGCTCCTTTGTCGGGAATGGCAAACCACGAAGGTAAAACACGCTTTGAAACCCCGAGGGTAGCCGTTAGCCTAAGAAGCCCGCGGCGCACTATGTCTAGCTCCGAGTCTTCGCTAATTACTCTTGTAGCGTCTTCGCCAAAAGGAACTTTTGGTTTTGAAATGGTCGATATGGCTGGTCGAGCTAGTAGCGGAAGAAATGCCCGCGGTCGCGCGTTGCTACGAAACTTGGCTAATAAAGCCTCCCGGTTTGTCTATCCCGGCTTTGAAAAGAAAGAACAAAACGTAGCGGACGGCGTGAAAAGAATTTTGGACAAGTACGCGGAAAAAGTAAACGTCAAATTGAGGGTGATGTAATGGCTATCAAGATTCCAATTATTACGGTCTTTGATTCTAAAGGTCTAAAGCAAGCCCAGTTTCAGCTAAATAAAGTTCGCGGAAACTTCCAGAATCTAGGACGAAACGCCGCAATCGCCGGAGCCGCCGTCGGCGCGTTCGGTGCGGCTATCGCCGTTTCAGCTCGAAGCCTTGCTCGAATTCAAAGAATCAACATACAGACCGAAACCGTTTTAAAGTCCACCGGAACAACAGCTAACGGAACCGCTAAGGATATTGAAAACCTAGCCGGAAGTCTGGAAGCTCTAACTGCTACCGAAGCCGAAACAATTCAAGAAGGCGCGAATCTTCTTCTTACATTCAAGAACATTCAAAATCAAGCGGGCGCTGGTAATGATATCTTTAACCAAACTACCGCGGCTATGGTGGACGTCGCCCGGGCTATGGGAACTAGCGCAAGCGGCGAAGCTATCCGTCTTGGAAAAGCTCTAAACGATCCCGTAAAAGGAATTTCTGCGCTTACGCGTGTTGGTATTACATTTACCGAACAACAAAAAGCACAGATAAAAGCACTTTCTGATTCTGGCGACATTATGGGCGCTCAGAAAATTATTCTTGCGGAACTTCAATCGCAATTCGGCGGAAGCGGTGCGGCATTCGCTAAGTCCTTTACAGGTCAGCTACAACTTCTTCAGCACGAACTTGGAACCGTCGGTGAAGAAGCAACTATGGTAGTTATGCCAGCTCTTCAACAAATGGTAGACGGCTTTAGAGAACTTCTTCCAGTTGTCGGGCCACAACTAAAAGCCGCAATAGCTTCGGTGGACTGGAAGGCTTTTGCTAAGAGTATTGTAGACACAATTACTTTCTTAGTTCAAAACGCAGACGCAATTATGAAAGTTGTAACGGCTTTATTTATTTTGAACACCACCTACAACGTAGTCAAGGCCGCAACTGGACTTTTCAACGCCGCAGCCGTGATTCTTGGAAACACTTTTACAATAACCGCCGGAAAAATTGGACTAGCTACGGGAGCCGTAAAGCTTTTTAGAACCGCTCTTATTACTACTGGAATCGGTGCGCTGGTTGTTGGACTTGGTTTTATTATCGAAGCGATCATAAACACAAACGACGCAGCTAAAGACGGAACTCCAACGGTTACCAACTACGGCGGTGCTATTCGAAAGTCGGGTGGGGACGCTGAATGGGCAGCGGGCAAATATGGAGTAGCAGCTAAAGCAGCTAACGACTTCAACAATGTAGTTTCTTCTATTGATCTCACTAAGATTCCACGAACCGCCGCAAGCAATCGGCCGCTAAGGGGTGGGCAAGCAGAAGGAGTCTTCGCACAACAAGATATCATTACGGAAGATAACAAAAAGACAACCGGGGGAACTACCGCAGCTCCTAGAACAACTTTCGCTGGTATTTTATCAAAAAACTTACTAGATCAAACAAGACTAAACAAACTAACGGGCAAAGGTCTTTCTGAGGGCGCAGCAGAACTAGCTCTTTCAACGGTGGACAATAAAAAACAATTTCAAAAGCTATTAACTAATCTAGGTAAAGCTGGAGTCGTAGATAAAAGACAAGGCGTATTCAATCAAACCGCCGCGGGTAGAGCTGAGCTTGCTCAAATTAAGGCGGACAGCGACGCCCGTAATGCTCAAATAAAAGCTGACCAAGACGAAGCCGATAGATTACGAAAAGAAGTTATTGCCGCAGAAAAAGCCGCAGCCGACGAACGCGCAAGAATTTACAAGTCATTCGCCGATTCAGTAACTAGCACATTCGGCAGTATCAAGGACGCGATCGTTGGAGCATTTAGCCTTCCAGAGCTAGGCGGTTCAACCGATTCCATTATCCGCAATATGGATAAGCTTCTTGGCCGGGTAAAGTCATTCTCTACAAACATTAGTCAGCTATCTTCTATGGGACTAAACCCGACACTTCTTGCGCAAGTTATTCAGGCTGGGCCAGTTCAAGGCGCACGTTTGGCGGCTTCTTTAGTAGCCGGGGGAGCAGACGCGTTAGGACGAATAAACGCAGGCTTTGGAGAAATTCAAACTCTAGGTTCTGAAATTGGTATGACTGGAACCCAATCGAGATTCGGAACTTCCCAACAACAACAAGTAATAAACATAAACATAGAAGGCGGATTAGATTCTTCCGCAGCTATTGGTAAAGCCGTAGTAGACGCCGTTAGAGCTTACGAGCGAACTTCTGGCGCAGTTTGGCAGGGCGCATAATGATTAGCCCAAAAGTCGAAATTGGTTTTGACTTAGGCGCTAACACTCCAACGGGCTTCAAGTTAGATGACGCGGTTCGCGGAGTTCTTGATAACACGACTTATATTCTTGCCGGAGAACTTTTCTATGATATTTCTCCCCGGATTCAAACGGTTTCGGTAAAACGCGGAAAGAGCGAAGCCCTAGATCGTATCGACGCAGGTATCTCCACAATCGTTCTGGACAACAACGACCGACTATTTGACCCGCTTTACGAAGCTGGGTTGTATTACGGGCAGTTAGTCCCGCGCCGTCAAATTAGAGTTTCCGCTAATGACGCACCCGTGTTCTACGGCTACGTTGAAGACTTCGACCTAGAGTATCTACCGGGCAACCGTGCCGAAGTTCGTATCGAAATTGCGGACGCTTTCGGTGCTTTAGCCAACGCAGAAATTGACGAATTCGAACCGCCTAGCGAGCTTTCTGGAGCGCGTGTAACCCGCGTTCTAGACCTTCCCGAAGTGAACTGGCCGATCGAGTTGCGAGAGATTGACACCGGACGAACCCTTCTTCTAGATTCTTCGGTGTCGGGAATCTCCGCTCTTGAATATCTTCAGCGTGTATCAACTTCTGAATTTGGAAACCTTTTTATCTCTAAAGACGGAGACCTAATCTTCAAGGAGAGAAACGCTTCCACGACTACCCCGGACTTTATTTTCTCGGACGACCCTGCGCCTTCAGCTTCAACTAAGGTTCTTTTCTCTACCGTCCGGGCTATCTACGGTTCGGAGAATCTCTACACGCGAATTTATCTAGCCAACACCGACGTAATCCCGGAAGAAGTAATCCTAGAGAATGAAGCGTCCACGGGACTTTACGGAGTAAGAACTTATTCCAATACCAATTTGCTAGTTCAAGAACCAGCGGACTTAGAAGACCTAGCCCAAGCCTTGCTAGTTACTTACGATTCTCCGCTTTACCGATTCGAAGCCGTTACCGTCGTTCTGGACAAGCTAACAGACCCGCAGACCGAAGCGATATTGAACTTGGAAATTGGGGATATTGTTCAAGTCCATTTCACTCCGTCGGGCATTCCTCCGGCTATTGAATTGCCTTGCCGCATTATCGGAATCAACCATAACTGGGAGCCGACGATCAAGCGAACAACCTTCTCACTTGAAACCCTAAACTTCGGTGTCTTCGTCCTAGATTCTCCGCTACTTGGAGAGCTAGACAACGACCGCCTAAGCTACTGATAAACTAAAGAAAGAACAAAGGAATCCAGAATGCCAAGAAAGACCTTCACCGCGGGCGACGTCCTAACGGCTGCGGACGTCAATTTATATTTATCAAACGAGATAACTCTTACCGCTTCAACCGCCGCAACTTATACAGTTCTTCCCACCGACCGCTATAAAATTCTAGAGTTTGATTCAGCTTCAGCTCAAACGATAACTATTGGAACCGCAACAGCCTTTCAAGCTGGGGAGCGGGTAGATATTCTTCAAGACGGAGCTGGAACCGTAACGATCACCCGGGACGGAACCGCAACTTCACTCTTCGGGCGCGGAACCGCTGGAACCGCTTACAAGATCGGTCAGCGTTATGACGCTGTATCTGTTGTCTGTGTGGGAACTAACTCTTACCGCATTATTGGTAACGCGACAGCCGTCTGATGACTCTCTCAGCGTTAGGTATTTTTAGTGCTGCTGGGGCTGGTGGGGGAGTTTCCCTGTCGGATTACGAGCTAATCTCTAGCACCATTTTAGGTTCTAATACGCCTTCTGTTACTTTCAGCAGCTTAGGCACTTATAGCTCTACATACAAGCATTTACAGGTTCGCATAGTTGCCAGAACAGTAAGAACAGAAGTCAATGACTCGATTATTTCTAGGTTCAACGCCGATACTGGAAGCAATTACGCTTGGCACAGACTTTTTGGAAATGGAAGCTCAGTTTCTTCTGGAGCTGGAACGACTCAAACATATATTTTGACTGGTGAAACATCAGGAAACACGAATACGACAAGTGCCTTTATGACAACTGTTATAGACATCCTCGACCCTTACTCAACGACAAAAAATAAAACCATTAGATTCCTAAATGGTGGAGCAGCTTCTTTCAATCACATCCAGCTTGGTTCGGGTCTTTGGAACAGCACCGCAAGCG